GGATCAACCTGTACCAAACCTTTCTTGCACAGCCACCAAGTTCCGATGGCCCGACCTGAGTCTGTAGTGATCGACCTCGTGAAGCATCCTTGGCTTTGAGGAGATCAACTACGATCTCTTTAATTTCCTTCATCTACCTCTTCCGTTTCCTCAGCTTCTGCCTTCGCTTGCATCTGCCGTTCGTACTCTTTCCAATACAAACCATAGTACGCCACATCGAAACTAAATCGTTTCATATGTTGAGCCAATGCACCTGTGTGTGCAAAGACTTTTATACCGGCTTGCTTTAGTTTGCGGAAGAAGATGATGTCTTCACCAACAAACTTATCATTGCCAAGATCTTTCTCAGCAAAGAATGATTGATCCGGGAACTTCTTTCGAAGTACTGGAACTATTGACTTGTGCATTAGAACTAAACCCATACCTGCTGAATCAACAGGAATGACTTCATTATACGGCAATGGGTGGATGAAGTTCATCAGATACTCATCCTCTGGATGATCGAGAAACAACGCTGGCATCGGTGTCATCAATGTTCCTTCCATTGCCTTGGATACAAAGTACACCCCAGTTACGACAGGTCGTGTCATTTTGTCAGCAGCATCCCAGAGTTTCCTCAAGATGTCTGCTGTGAGAACTACATCAGAGTCAACCCACAACAACCAATCGGTACCCACATGATCAGCCCACAATTCAAGAAGATCCATACGCTGTCTTGCAATCTGATTACCCTGCACTCGAATAGCATTGTTGATAAATATCCCATGCTTTGCAGATGTTAGAGATGTGTAAAGTAATCCTTCGGTAAACTTTCCATCAGTCATACCATTGTCACACCAACCGATTGAGAGAGTCTCTTTGCTGCTATGCGGCATTTACTTTCCATTCCTTCCAATGCGGAACATCTTTACCTTCAGGTTGTGTAGCCTTCCACGCTTTCCAAGCTTCTCGCTTTGCGTGATTCGCAGGAGACCTGCCATTAACTGTATCGCTGTTGGTCTTTGGTTGTCTTGGGTTTTTCTTCCAAGCTTTTCCATTTGGCCTGTTCGAATTTCGATCACCCTTACCACTACCTCTCTTCGGTTTGCCCATCGCTTCTCTCTTTCTTGAGTACGCCTATCGCATATTCCAAGCCATCTACTAAACCTTGTTTATATTCAGTATCTGGTAGCGGTTCTGCTTCTTTAATCTTTTTACAAAACTTATCAATATAAAAATCTTTAAGTAACATTCTGATATCCCTTGATGTAGTCCTCTACGAGTTTAGAAATCTTGGCTTCACCATCAATAGGTTTCCAAACAATCATAGTTCCCGGCAGTATTAAGTTTTTCTCTTCGGGTAATGGAACAAGACTAACCATCTTGTCTGCAATAAGGAACCCCTCATGGAACCAATCAACAAGATCAAGCTTGCCCAATAGGTACTGGCTTGATTCATAGGCATGATCCCACCAGATAGATATACCACCATCCCTGCCATAAGAAAAGCCCATAACCCAAGGATGAGGTCGTAGCGAGGTCTCAGACAATTCAGACATCTGTGCATAAATGTTGTCGACCTCTATAAGTTTTTCACTCATGGCTTAAGTGTGACACAAGGGTATGACAAAGTGTGGGATTTCGGTGTGTCGTGATATTGTTGGGTCACCTCGAAAGAGGTGGGGCAGAAACTTCAAGGCGACACTATACGGTGTAGCACCTAACCAACCATAAGTTTTTTATGGGGGGTAGGGGGGCATTTCTTAAAGCTCTCCTGCCGGTGTAGTTTATTTTAGGCAACAAAAAAAGGGGCCACCCGAAGGTGGCCCCAATCTTTTACCGATATTAAGTTGTTAGTCGAGATCCTCTGGATCAGTCCAAAGGGCTGCTTCAGTCTTTTCATTCTCGACTCTCTGAGCATACTCACCCAGACCCAAAGATGACAAGACGAAGATAACGGCTTGCTCTACTGGGATCTCTGGTGAGATGTAAGAGACTACTAATGCAACAGCCGAGGAGATGAATGCAGCTACTCGAGCAGGGTTGCGGTGGATCAATGATTTGATCTTTTCCATTTAGCCCTCCTTAGGACTTGGTACTTCACATTTCTGTGGGTTTCGATTCTTCAGACTTTGAATGACAGCATCTGGAGAACTGAACACTTTCTTCTTTGTCCAAGGGAACCAAGAGCTTGTGTCTTTGTCGTGCTTTGGATCGATGGATATGTGCATATGTTTTGAGTGTGGGTTAGATCCGGTATATCGGCGGTCACCCTCACTTGCTCTGGCACGAGACCAGATCTTGCTATCAAAAATCAAGTAGACAACTCTCTTGTCTTGCTTGAACTTCTGAAACAGTTCGTGACAGTCTACCCCTGACTTCGGATCATGGGTGAGATCTACTGCGTGTCCTGTGTTGTGGTCTGAGTTAGGACTGGCCGCAAGATGTGCAGCCGAAGGGAGTAATCCATCGCTGGCTTTCGCCCTCTTTGGCCACAGCTTGGTGGCTTGTCTCAAGACTGATTTGGCAGCAGGTGTCGCCGTCTTTGCAACAGGTTTCATTCATTCTTCCTAATCCATATCTGGGAGCCAGAGTCAATCAACTCCATCTCTTCCTTCAGTAAGGTCACAAACAGGTCTATAGCCGGCTGTGGCCGCTTCTCGAGGGGTAATTCAGCCCCCCAAAGGTAATCATCAAAGGCCATAATTCCACCCGGTTTAAGGGCTTTCCAGCCGTTTATGGCATCGTAGAAGACAGCCTGAGCCGTATGATCCCCATCGATGTAGATGAAGTCGTATATGGCAACCTCATCAAGATCCGTAAAGAACTTAAGGCTAGGCATCTTGGCTTTAATAATCCTGTGGTAATCCTTAGTCTTCCAGTCGTAGGTCTTCTCGACATCGGTGAAGTCCATCTTATGGTGAACCTCTTCGTCAGATCCCTGCCAAGTGTCTACATCGGTCAGGACTGATCCCTTACCAGTCAGTACATTCTGCATTAGCCACAAACTGGCATCGCCTGTGAATGCCCCTATCTGTAGATAGTTCAGGTTCTCTTGATCCTTGAACCTAGATAGGTGCTTATCAAAGTATGCAACTGCATAGCTTGCGAACCAGTTAGGGTAAGTCATTTCTGAATCAGAAACTCGTATAGTTTGTCAACCTTTGCCTCTAATCTGTCGACCTTATCTCGGATCGAAGATCCACCATTTGGCTTAAGTTCAGCAAGATAATGCTTAACCAACCAACGAACTGCACCAGCGAATGCGGTGACTATAGTTGTAACGGCGACCGCAAGGCCAGCCCAGTCCAATGTATTCATTACACAACAGTCCTCATTGTAATAGTGATGACCCCTCCGAAGTTTTCAGAATTGAGAGATGGAGGTGTCATACGAGTGAACGCAATCTCTTCGATAACGGTATCGAAGTTTTCACCGGAGGTGAAATCCTGTACTAGAACTGTGGCACCAGATGATTCGAGTGCCTCAAGTGCTGCCAACCGGATTTTAGCTCCGTCTTCAGTTCCGAATCTGACACCTCTTCGATCGGTCTCAAAGTCGTAACACATAATTGGCATTTGGATAAGTCGTGAACGAGTAGGCGATGGAATCGCTTTGATAGCGTAACCTCTAAGTTCTGCACCTGTAGTTGTGCTTGAAGAGTTACGATAAAGAGTAAAGGTAAGTTGACCATTCACCTGTGGGGTTGTGTAAGCAGCAGAGATATCAAAGTCTGTGTTGTATTCATTACCTTCAGTTAAGGTAACAATCTGTGATCTTCCTTCAATGGCATCTGCATATACTTCAATCTTTCCTTGAAGTGTCTCTGTCTCAATACGAACTCTCTTCCAAGCTTTCTTCTCAAGAGTTCCCCAGTTAACGATTGCAGTCTGGATAGTTCCTTCTGCTACCAGTTGAGTAGCGTGTTCAATCCATACACCGCTTGCTGTGATCGAGAAGAACAACTGACCAGTCGATGGGAAGAAACCAAGGTTATCTACAGATCCTGTAGTTCCAGAAGCATAAATATCGCTGGCATATGGGTAGCCACCATCTTCAAGGAGTTGTCCAAGGTAAATACGGTAGGTACCAGAAGCACCGCCGATTCCTTGTCGTACCCCTGCCCATATGTATGAGTCACGAGCTGCGAAAGAGATAACCGGGTTAGTTGTTTCAAAGATAATCGGGCCATAGACGATAGTTGCATCATCGGCAATGGCTGCAATACGAACACCACGAGATGTACCGATTGCAAGATATGTACCAAGATAACCAAAGATTGTACGAACAGTTTCACCCAATGGGATATCTGCCACGGAGATGGCAGGGCCAAGGTTACCTGTCGTTGCATCAGGTTGAATCTTAAAGATTGATGATTTATCTCCAGCATAGCCAGAGACATAGATGGCACCACGACCATCTGCTACACCTGTCCACTTCCAGCCGATAGGTACTGTGGTTGTATTGGCAACAGGTGTAATTGAGGAAAGATTTGTGTGTGACCCAGCATGACCACCACTAAACGGTAGTTCATATATACCTGCAATAGTCGATCCTGAAGCAAAAGTGATACCTGCAAGGATACGGTTCTTAACAAATTTCAAAGTAACGCTAGATGCAGAAGCAATAGATGAAATGTGATAGTGAGAGTGAAGCGTTGGACTACCAGCAGTTAGATCGATGTCATAGATGTAATCTGCCGTAGCAAGGTAGAGAGATGATCCATCTGTTTCAGCAGCAAGGATCTCAGCAGAGATGTTTGCACCTGTAAGAACTGTGGTAGCAGTACCAGCAGCAGTTACCTTAGATACACGAATAGCAGAAGTTGATGTCGAGGTAGATGTGCAATTGATTGTCAGCACATAATCTGTACTGTTAAGAGTTGCTGGAATAGCAATAGTACGAGCAGTAGCAGATGTACTGGTTACATTGTAAAGCTTTGAGGTGTCCTTAAGGAGAGAAAGTTCACCTGTATTCCATGGGTTGATACCTGTGGATGTGTAATAACGGAATCGAAGAAGATCGGGATTGCCTTCGAGAGCTTCTTGGAACTGGATACCTGCACCAAGATGCCATGATGTTTGAGATCGAACCCAAAGACCTGAGTCAAGGGTCTGTTCACCCGGCTCTCTTGCTTGGTCAACACGCTCATACTTCCATCGGGCAGTCGATCTGCGATAAGGAACTGTGTCTGTGATGTTGTAAAGGAATGGCAAACCACCAATAGCAACATCGAAGGCATAGGTGTCTGGATCGTAGTACTGAGATGTACGACCGGTGAGATCATAGATAACTGTCTCGGTAATATCCGGTGACTTAGATGTCTTTAATACCACGCCAGACTCCTTGAGCTAGAAAGATTGATAAGGGTTCTTACTTACGACATTAGGCGAGGACACCCTTGAAACTGCCTCTGTTTCGATAATTAAAAAGTGATTGTTCCATCACCATTGAAAATATAATATGTGTATCCACCATTGGTTGAAGAAGTTGGAGATCCAGTTGTTGAAGTAGCAGGAAATAAAGAACTTAAAATAACTACTCCTGAACCACCCGAACCACCACTATTTGCACTATCTCCACCAGCTCCTCCTCCACCACCACCTGTGTTTGCAGAGCCATTACTACCGCCAGCATTTTTTCCACCAGTAGCTCCACCACCGGAACCTCCAGCACCAGCAACACCAGCATTACCGTTATTAGTGTTTACTCCACCACCGCCACCACCTGCTCTAGTGACAGAACTTCCAGTTATAGATGATGCAATACCTGCACCACCAGAGCCAGCATTATTACCATTAGCAGCAGTTCCAACAGCAGAAGCCCCACCACCACCACCGCCCGGAAAAGGTTGACCACTTGTACTGCCGTTGCCACCTTTATTACCTTGACCATTAACACCTGCTTGTCCAGCAGTAAAGCCAGCACCAGAACCGGCACCACCACCACCACCACCACCAGCAGATCCTCCCGGAAGACCCTGATAACCTCTGTCAGCATCAGCTCCACCCCCGCCACCAAATGCAACAGTAGAAACACCAATAGCTGTGATAGAAGAGTTTCCACCGCTTCCACCACGACCAGTTGTTCCACTATTTGCTCCGGCACTACCTGCTGCACCTACGGTAATGGTGTGTGTTTTTCCTTTGACTAGATTAAGAGTTGTAGATAAGTATCCACCAGCTCCTCCTCCTCCTCCGCCACCACCACCGCCGGAGGTGACTCCTCCACCCCCACCACCACCTGCAACTAATAAACAATCAACAGGTATAGTGAGTATGTAATCAGTATTAGTTTTGCTAAAAGAATTAAGTGCCATTAGATAGCTCCGTTTATTTCAACCCAACTAAGAGTTTCCTCATCCCATTTGTATAACTTTTTTCCTTCTCCATAACCATGATCTTCTGGCATTGGAATTGGTGCTTCCCATATCTTGGTTTGAACATTTAATATCCAAGAATCATGTGGCTTTGGTGGAATAAAAGCATCAAAATTTTCATCATATGAAAACCCAACACCAGCATAACGAGTTCTAAAATTTCCATTATATGATGTTTGTTTCCATTTATTGTGTCCATACAACTCAGATAGAAAGTCGATACCAGCTTGTTCTGATTCAACACCATCGATTGTTATTACATCATTGTTCACAACATGAACAGCAATGACGATATTGCTATCGTTTAGTTTTGCAAAATGTGCCATATATTTCTCCTTAGAAGGTTATTGAACCGTCACCAGTCCATTTGTAAACACGCCAATTATCGTCAGATCCAGATGTGTCAGGTGAACCAGTTGTTAATTTTGCTGGTGGATATATTTTGGAGTATCTAATAATTACAACACCAGAACCACCAGCAGCACTTGCAGAGGAACCTGTGTTTCCACCTCCACCACCTGATCCAGTATTGGTTGTTCCTGCTGTGGCTGGAGTTGTGTTAGAACTATTACTGGAACCAGTTCCTCCACCGCCAGAACCGCCAGCACCATTGTATGCACCACCACCACCACCAGCGTAAGTAACCGATGAACCGCTAATCGATGATGATTTACCTGAACCACCAGCACCGCCGCTTGTACCGCTACTGTTTATTCCATCTGCACCAGAAGCACCGGCCCCACCACCACCACCGCCACCATAATTACTACCTGTTTGGAGTCCAGTACCACCATCAAATCCTTGAGGTACTCCAAAATCAGTATAAAAATAACCACCTTTATGACCATAACTTGTTCCATGACCACCACCGCCACCAGAACCACCAGTTCTACCGGGGCCTATATTTGTGTTACTTGTAGAGTAATGATAATCACCACCACCAATGCCGCCACCTACGGAAGTAATACTTCCAAAAACGGAATTACCTCCATTACCGGGTGCAACACCACTAGCTCCGCCTCCGCCACCTGATCCAACAGTTACAGTATAGGAAGTTCCAGCAGTAACGGTTGTTGTTCCTGTACGAAATCCACCACCACCACCACCACCAAATGATCCCCCACCGCCACCGGCAATAACTAGATATTCAACATTTGGAGTAACAGCATAAGTATTACTTAATGATATGTTTGTAGAAAACTTTTTAATAGCCATTAGAAAGTAATGCTCCCATCTCCAGTCCATTTGTAAATCCAATAACCGGGTGCAGTTGATGTATCAACAGTAGGTGATCCAGTTGTTGAAGAAGCTGCTTGAGCTGACTTAACAACAACATAACCACTTCCACCAGAACCACCAGAATAAGTTCCTTGTGGATAAGAACCAGCACCACCACCACCTGTATTAGTACTACCACTTGCTCCATTGCCACTAGATGTAGCACTATTTGCTCCGCCACCTTGACCGCCATAAGCAACACTATTACCAGAACCTGCTCCACCACCGCCATAATAAGTAGCGGATCCAGTTATAGATGATTGTTTACCATCTCCACCATTGCCATCATAATTGGTTGAGTTACGCTGACCACCACGATATGCGGAATATCCTCTTGCTCCTGCTCCGCCACCACCGCCAGCTTGCTCGTAATATCCAGCAGCATGAAAACCGGGGCCACCATCAAATCCTTGGCCTTCAACTCCAGCACCACCTGCATACCACCTAAGAGAAAGGGGTTGATTTACGCCTCCTCCACCACCACAACCTCCGGGGTTGCCAGTAGAGTCTCCGCCTCCACCACCTCCGCCTAAAGCAGTTAAGTTGTAGAAAACAGAGTTGCCACCATTTGTACCGTTAAAGTTTCCAGAGGTAGATACACAAGTTCCACCGCCTCCAACAGTTACAGTAAGAGATGTTCCAGTTGGAACTATGTAGCGAGTTCCAGTAAGGACACCACCACCTCCACCTCCACCACCACAGTTGAAACCTTTAGCACCGGCACCCCCACCTGCAACCACTAAATAGTCAACATAGATACCAGATGTAGTTGTTTGATCCCAGAATTTAATTCCAGATGATCTTAATTTAGTGATAGCCATAAAAAACCTTTCGTCTATTAAGCAGAAAGTTCTGAACCAAATGCGGTAAATGTCAATGAAGAAGCTGCTGAAGCGTATACCCTAATAGAATTAGAAGCAGCAAGAGTAACACCAAGTGTTAGTGCTACTGAATCATTTGCTGCAATCGGAACATCGTAAGCGATGTAGTGTTCATCAGCAAGAGTCGTTCCAGAAGTTGGCTTTACAGCCAAACGATAGGTACGAGCAGATGCTGATCGATTAGCAATCACGATGGAAGAAACCACCGATGCTGAAGAAGATGGAACGGTATAAAGTTCCTCTTCTGTCGTTGCGGCCGCAGCCTTGCGACCAAGTACTTTATATGCCATTTTGTTATGCTCCCATCAGAAGGAATGGATCTAATCCGCCGCTACCTGCTTCGGATGCTTTGGCTAAAGGATACCCTCCAGCCGTGACACCATCGTGTACTACGAGTGTGTCTTTGTCGGTGTCGACTGTTACTTCACCGACTAAACCTGTAAATGATGCGTGTTGGGCTGTTGTACCTCTACGCAGTTGTATTGCAAATGACGACATCTTATGCTCCCATCATCATAAATATATCTGTCAATGGATCAGTAGTAATGGTTGCCCATGATGCTGTCGATCCATCGGTGGTTAAGTATTTGCCACCGTTGCCAGTTTGGCTTGGAAGACTTACTGGAGCTGCTGCCCAAGCAATTCCATTGGTGGCTGTAGAAGAAGCTGTGAGTAGATATCCGTCTGCACCTACTGAAAGTACTGCCGCAGTATCGTTTGCACTCGCTACGAAAATGTCACCTTTGGCATTGAATGATGTAGCTAGAAGGGCAGATCCTAAAGCTGTTGCCGAGTTAGCAGCAGATGTAGCAGAAGTTGCTGCTGAGTTAGCAGAAGTCAAAGCAGATGATGCTGAGGTGCTTGCACTAGATGCTGAAGTAGCAGCCGATGTTGCACTCGTGGCTGCACTAGAAGCAGATGTCGCTGCACTATTTGCAGAAGTCTGAGCATTGGATGCAATGGTTGAGATGTTGATATAGGTCGATGTTGTTGTATCTGCAACGGTAATTGATCCCATATCACGGACAATGCCAGCACCTGTTAGACCAGTAATCGAGGTATAACTATTGGCTGCTGATGTGGCTGATGTTGCTGCTGAAGAAGCAGAGGTAGCAGCCGAAGTAGCAGAGGTCTGGGCTGAGGTTGCTGAGGTAGCAGCAGAACTTGCAGAGGTTGCTGCACTTGAAGCAGAGTTAGCCGCAGAGGTAGCTGATGTGGCAGCCGAAGATGTCGATCCAAAGACTGTATCAATATAAGATTTAGGTACAGCATCGGTAGATGCAGTAGGTGTAGCAAGATCAGTAATCTTGTTATTACCCATTGACAAGGCACCGGTCATTGAATCGCCAGCCTTGGAGACCTTAGTAGCAATCGAGTTGGTTACTGTGGTTGAGAAGCTTGCATCATCATTGATGGCAGCAGCAAGTTCATTAAGGGTATCTAAAGCACCCGGAGCTGCATCGACTAAGTTAGATACCTGAGTATCCACATAAGCTTTAGTTGCTGCATCTGTATTGGCAGAAGGTGTACCAAGACCAGTTACCTTGTAGCCACCAGCAGCAAGATCGGTACCAAGAGTTGCACTAGATAGTGTCTTGCTTGAAAGGGTAGAAGCAACCCCATCAAGGGTTACTGTACCTGTGGCATTAGGAAGGGTGATTGTTCTATCAGCCGTTGGATCAACCACGGTAAGAGTTGTCTCATAGGCATCGGCAGTTGCACCTTCAAAGATGATTCCAGAACCATCAATAGTTGGTGATGTTAAGGTCTTGTTAGTAAGTGTTTGAGTATCAGATGTACCCACAACATTACCTGTAATACCGTGAATCCCGGATGTTGTTGGGCTTGCTGTCGATCCAAGGTGAGCAGAAAATTCATTAAAGTCACGACCCGAAATAATGTGACGAACTGTTGCACCAGCAGAGTGGGCAACATTCGAGGTACCGTCTTCTCCACGAGTGACATTGAGTGTCGTTCCACCACCAGAAGAAGTGACCGTAATGATCTCTTCCTTGTTAGTATCTGGATCGATAACCAGAGAATATGGATAGTTGGTAGGGAAGCCAGTCGTTAGATCCAGAGTAATCGATGTAACAACACCATCGATTGAGGATGATAGCGAGGCTTGCTTTGCCGTTGAGGCATAGTATCTATTTTGTGCCATTCGTTACCTCTTATAGTGGAGTCGGGGAGGATAGAGATCTCGTAGTCCTGCTGCTTCTTGCTGAAGTCGCTGGGTGTAAAGACCAAGGTACATACGAGCCGTAGAGGAACCACTTCCAATAGGCTTGGTTTGATCGAGCATATCTGATTCAACAGACTGTGCAGGAACTCGAGCTGCATCTATATTCATAAGCAGACGAGCCATTGCACCATAAGTAATGCAATCAATCGAACTTGAAGGGAAACCTGTAACGGTTTCATATACATCGCTATCGGATGTTAGAACTGACGGAGCCTTAGCATAAACAACCTGAACAGTACGACCCGGATCGATGGAGTCAAAGATATTGATTGTCTTACCATTGGCAAACTCTGTTGTGTTAGCCACCTTATCGGTGTTGTAACGCCGAACATTGAGCCACTCTTTGGTCGATCCAATGGTCTGCCACTTAACATCAAGGACATACTCTGTAGTCGCTGGAAGTGAATAGGTAGTTACTGCTGAATTGAAGGAGAAGGTGTGGGTTCCTACTGCAAACAGTTCTGGGTATGAAGCCTGAATAGTATCATTGATTGCATCCTTGATAAGTTTGCGAGGATAAACAGGAGCAATGAGAACTTTTGCACTATTAGCAGCAGTAGCTGCTGTGGTGCCACGGAATCCTCGACCCCAAGGTGCAACGGTGACAGTCTTAGTTAGGTTATCGACCTTATCCACATAGATAAGTTCATCACCAATCTCGATAAGACCACGACCCATTTGGTTGGTTTCGTTGACTATGAATGAAGTAGCAGATGAGGTAATACCACCTGCTTGATTGATCCAAGTAGCAGTCTCTTGCTGGGCTGCACCACTTTGGATATTGAATGCAACCTTGTCGATTAGTTGTCCGAAGGTAGTTGACATTAGGACTCTCTTGCTCTTAGGGCAGCAGCAGGAGCCTTATCGGTTGTGCCACCAAGTTGATTACATACACCACGAAGATCTTTCCAATTAGGTCTGGTATTACCAGCCTTGGTATTCAAGGCACCAACGACATCCAGACCAGTTGTGCCAGCCCAAGTGTTTGCAGCCTTAGCATCATCAACATAACTCTGTAACGCTGGATAAGTGCCACCATTAGCAAGACGATTAAGTTCTGCTGTAAATGTGCTTCCGTTAGTACCTGTTGCCATTACTTACCCTTCCTCATAACTGCCGCATTATCGACAAGGTTTGGATACTTGCGACCTGCTGCTTTGGCACGAGCCTTAGCCTTTGCCTTCTGGGTAGGTGTTAGTTTGGTTGATTTTTTCTTTGGGTTCTTTTGATCCCAGAATGCTTTCTTCTTCACCATTTCACCTTATCTGCCCAATAGGCTGCTGACATCTTTCCTTTTGCAATGTTCTTTGCATGACGAGCCTTGAATGATGCTTGTCGCTTTGTTGGTTTCTTATCGCCAGTAACACCTTGCTGACCGAATCTAATGGTCTTAACCTTTGATCCTTCTTTGGCTACAACCACATGAGATTTAGTTGGGTGAGATGGTGTTCTCTTCGGCTTATTAAAGCCAGATACCCCGGCTCTCTTAAGCCGAGGATCTGCCTTACTTCTTTTTTCCGCCACGCTTCTTGCCCTTCTTGGACATTCCTGCTTCGGATAATGCTATTGCAATAGCTTGTTTACGGCTCTTAACTACAGGGCCTTTCTTTCCAGAATGAAGAGTTCCTGATTTGAACTCTTTCATTACCTTCTTGACTTTGGCTGGCTTCTTCATTACTTCTTCTTTCCAGCCTTCTTCATGCCCTTCTTGCCGTACTCCATCATGCGTTCTTTCTTGCCCTCAGACTTTTCGTGCTTCATCTTTGCCTTTTTGGACTTGTACTTTTCGCCTTTTGCTGACATCGATCTTCTCCCTTTGAGTGATTACCTTGACTTTTCCACCTGTGTTTATGTCAAACGAAGCGGAAATCTCTATTGCTTTTCTGGCCTCATTGGCCGCTACCTTTGTATTGGTTATTGAAATTGTAGCTCTTGATAGAGAACCTGCTGCATAGGATCCACCAGATCCAACTGCATATATTCCTCGATCATCTCTGCACCAAGAGAAATCATTATCTATCTGATAGATCCTGCCACGGATGCATATAAGGGCATCAAAGCCAGCATCTTCATTAGGCATTCCATCTTCCTTCTTTGGAGAAGGATCATATCCATAATCTGCATACGCTTGACGAAGTGACGGAAGAAGATCCGTCATCATAAACTTATCTAAATTGACCACCTTAGGTATCTTTGGTGGAGTCCAACTAAAGTTGGCTATATCCCCGGCAATTGCATCGCCAGCAAAGGCAAAGACATACTCACCTTTTTCTATGACCTTATCCATACCAGTTGCTATGAACTTCTGACTACCAGATACCATCAATGAATCCGCTGCTATAAGGCCCCAGCCTTTGCCTTGGATTCCAACGATGGTTGTCATGTCTATTCCTTAAAACTATTAGTGTTGGCATCGAAGGCTTTACCAGCCATATTCGATAACTCAACAGCTCCTCGAATGTCTTTCATATTCGTTGTTGCTGGTTCAATGCCTTGGTCAATCGCTGACTTGTAAGCATTGAGTTCTGCATCCCAAGACTTCTGAGACATCGTTCTTCTGCTATTGGCATCACCTGTATTAACTTGTAGACCTGAAGCTCTTAGGCACTCTCCCCAGTTTTCGTGATCTTGTGTGGGGCAACCTGTTCTACACGGCATTATGACCTCAATACTAAGAATCCACTATGTGCTTCATCCGATGCTGCATCGGCTTCTGCTTGAGTCTTTATTGTATATCCAAGACCCACTAAAACATCTTTAACCGCTTCGCTTACGACATGACTTCTTCCACCGAGGAAGACATAATCATATTCTTCTAATTCGTCTTCAGTTACTGCTCGAGATGTAGTCACAGTTGATCCATCAATCAAGACTGCCACTCCTCGTGGAGATACAACTCTCCTCCACCACTTGTCTCGTAGTGGGAAACCTTCCATCACTTGCGGTGGGTAAAAGGTATAAGTTGCCATTTCTCTCCTTTAGTAGAGAGGGGGCAGGTTGCCCCACCCCCTCAACTAATTAGCTCCGATTAAAGAGCAGATGCACCAGTTTCCAAACGGCAAACTGCTGCATCACGGAAGATGCCCCAGCCACCGAAGTACTTCCAGCCGAGTGCTGACTTACGGCGAAGGATGTCGATCTGAGGTGCAATGACGGTTTGTACATCATAAACATTAGCCTCAAGAAGAGCTTCCTTACCAACTGCAACAGCCTTGTAAACAGTTGCAGATGAAGCACCGTCTGCACCTGAAGGTACACGAGTTGTCTGAACAACTTGGAATCCTTCAAGAACACCGATGGTGCCAGTCAATAGGTTGCCAACATTCTCGGTTGTGTACTTGTGAATGTCAACGAATCCACCTGATCCGGTTTCGGCACGAAGGTCGAAAGCCTGACGAGGGTGGATGAACAAGGTGTAAAGATCACCGATACGAGGCTGTGCTGATGCCTCAAGAAGGGTGGTTTGAGCCTTACGAAGCATTGTTGTTGAAAGAACATCAGATGCTGTAAGAGTTGCTGTTGATGTACGAGTTCCGCCGTACTTAACAACAGTTCCGCCTGTAAGGGCAGTAGCAACAAGCTTGTCGAGAGTATCGGCAGCGTTGTATGCAATAGCATCACCAATCATTGTGTCAATGTCAGAGAATGCTGCAAGGTTTACCTTCTCAGTTTGCTCAACTGCATTACCGTATTCGGTAACAGTTACAGTAACTTGAGATGGGTTACCCAATGCAACTGGAGTTACATCGGATGTTTCGGTTAGAGCTGTGGTAGCAGCAGTCAAGTTGTCGTAAACGGCAAACTTGAGAGTTGTACCCGGGTTGGTCATAGAGACAGGGCGTAGATCTGCAACAGAACGCATAACAGGAAGTGAGCGGAGTGCAGCACGAACATATGTGTCATATGCATTGACTACGAGGTTGCCTAGACCAGAGATTTGTGTAGTTGCCATTTGGCACTACCACCTTTCTATGGGTTAGTAACCCTGCTTACCTAGATCAGCAAAGAGCTGCTTGAGGGCTTCTGGCCCCTTTGCAGCGGCTTCCTCCATCTGGGCTTGAATCAATCGTTCTCTGTCGGCCGTGAGACCGGCT